GGACAACCTTTGCTGCTTTTATTGTAGCCCCTAAATCTTTACCCGCTGACGCTTTGGTGAAATTGTTTCGAGCTTCAATACCTCTTGTTATCACGCCTTGTAGTTTACTGATATCACGCTCGAGTACATTACCGAGAGTAGCAGATGAAAAGTCAAAGCCTGACATAGCCCTTAATGCCTCTGAACCCTCAACGCTGGGACGACCTAGTAAGTACTTCTTTATCTTTTCTTTTTGATCATCTAGAATCTTAAGTAACGCCTTTCTGTCGCCGTCTAATGCAGCCTTAGGGATATTCCCATAGGGGATCCCAAGGTCATTTAAGAACAACACAGTTTTAGACTTAGATAGTGTGCCGCTGTTTTCAGCCTTAAGGTTTTCACTAAATAGAACCAATTCTTGTAGCTTATCTTTAGCCACAGATAGTTCGTTAGAGTTAACATTCAAGAAAATAGACTTATCAATATCTAAGTCCAACTGATCTGCAAAGTCTACAGCTGCATTGAAAGTGTCAAGAGAGACATCCTTACCGTTTATTGCAGAAATTGCATTGAACTTTATTGTAAGAGTGTCTAATTTAGCTTTTTCACCACCAAACATCCTCTCATAGATGCCAGCATTTTCGTAGTCATCAACAGCTTTGTCGATTTCCTCACTGATCTCAAGAAGCTCTCGTCTAGCATGCGGGAGAAAACTCTGGAAAAGATTCTTATCTATCTGGATATCTGTACCCTTGAGGGCATCTTGAAGCCCAGCAAATATAGCATCATTCTCCAAAACTGAATCAATACTTTTCTTTTCTTCAATTAGCTCATTTAAAGAGGCTGCATAGTCAGATCTAAATCGCGCTAACCAGCGCAACTTCTCTGGAGCATTGAGGATGTCTGTCGCATATATACCACTACGAAGAGAATCGTGAAGATCTTTGTCCCCAAATACCTCTTCGCTTGCAACAATAAGTTTCCTCTCAAGTGCCTTAAACTGTATAACAGCATCTTGGTCTAATTTATCGAAACTGCCGAACACATTCAGCTCTCCAGCCTCATCTAGCGCACTCTGCATATTGAGAACATTCTCGGTAGGCTTAGCTCTTTGCACGTTGAAGTAATCTTTGCGCAACGCTATAAGCTCAGCTAAGTTTTTCTTAGACTTGGCGTCACCTGCTAGCCCTATAAGGAATTTAGTAGTGTTGAACTCTACATCATTAGCAGCCTGGCCTATAGAATTGGCTATACCTCTAAAGAATCCTACGTCTTCTTCGGGGAACTCATTAAGACTATTGATATCCTTTCGCATTTCTGCAACATTGCGGCCTGTTTCTAAAGCGGCTCTAGATAACTGTTTATCCATTTGCCTTCCAAACTCGCGTACGTTTTCCGCTGTCTTATCGGTTGTCTTTCCAAAGTCTTCCTGTTCCTCAATGACTCTACCTAGCATGTCATTATAGTGTTCGAAACTCTTCGATAATAGATCTATTTGTCTCTCAGATAATAATGAAGTATTGATCTGTTGCAATCGATTGCTGAAGTCTAGTTTTATACCTGAGCCGTCTTCCTGAACATCATTAGCATTATCTTCAATAATAGAGCCAAAACGTCTCTCACCTGGAGTCTTTTTCTTTTCAACAACTCCAAAGAATTCTTTTATGCTGTCTATACGCTTACGCATAGATTCAAACCAAGACTTTTCATCGCCAAATACAAGATCAAATAAGCCAATTCCACCTACTACTACGGCGGTTATGGCTAACCCAATCAATACAGGCACACTACTGAAGAAAGCAATAACACCTGCAACTAGTCTAGTACCCCATAGCGCAAGCTTAGCTTGAGCTGCTTTCCCAATTCGATCAAATAGCAAACCGAAAGCATACTCAGCAGCAGCAAATGTGGCGGCGGCTGTAAAGATATCACCTGTACTTGCGAAGGTTGTAGCGGCTGCAAGACCACCTGCGGCTTTCTTAGCATTATCTCTGCCGTCTTTTCGTACCCTAGAATTTGCTGTTCTTGCTTTGTATACGTTCTTAGCAGCCAACAGACTAGCCTTTGCGAACTTCTGAATCCCTAATATCATAAGCGGGATAGTTACTGTAGCCAGCAACCCCATATTATCCGTCAATGTTTCACTAACACCAAGATTCTTCAAGTTCTCGGTAAATGAAGTTACAGATAAGTCTGCTGAGTTTACCCTTTCCTCCATATCTTCCAGCTGCTTAACTGACTGCCCTGCAGCTTCTGATGATGAAGAGAAAAGCAAACCAAGAGCAGCGATTGCAATGCCTATGCCGACTTTCCCGAATAAGAAGCGACCAATAAAACCACCGGCTCCTATTACACCGAATATCCTACTGGCGAAGGCTAATACCTTAGTTTCTAGCTTATTAAACGAACCTAATATTGAATCAATTTTAGCTGAAGCACCTGCGAACGTAAATGCGGCTCCTGATACTGTAGCGATACGTGAAAAGGTAAGTGCTACGAATCGACCAAAGTCTAAAAGTTTTAGCCTTAGACTTGTCACAAACGTCTCGGTAATTACCAGCATGTCCTTGAAGTTCCCTACAATAGCATTAAGTAGTAGACTCCCTGATGTGCCTCTTGCAATAGCTCCAAAGCTAAATAGATCACCAACCTTTGAGGCTAAATCTCTTATCCCTCTAAGAAAAGACCCGTTAGAGCCTTTTGCTCCATAGAACATACCGTATAGCAACCCTCCTGCTCCAGATGGAAGTGCATTAGTTAATGCGAAGAATGCAGTACGACTGAAGTCTAAGATACTTTTCTTTAAGAATGGGAAAATTCCCAAAACCTTAGCCAATCCTTTGTTTCCAAAAAGAAGCATAACAAAGAAACCGTCTTCAAGTAAAAAGCGTATCAACGAATTAGAGACCAAAGACTCTAAAATGCCCGTAAAACTGGCAAACAAACCAATAGCACCGATTAAAACACCCTTACTGCTTCCGAAGATAAACTTATAAATCCACCCTCCACCTGCTATTATTCTAGCGGCAAGTGCTGAGTTAGTGACAGCTAAGAAAGCCGATATTGCAGCTTTCCCGTATTTAGTAGCACTAAGAATGGGTAATATAGACTTACCGAAGAGGTACCCAAAGAATATCCCTAAAGGATTCCCGACGCCTGCTACATCTGCTACATCAAATAAGGCTTTAAATATACCACCAACGCCTATTAAATTCGTGAGCACACCTCTGGCCAGTCCGCCGACAGTGTCTATAAGAGCCGATACGATATTCGGCAAATTTCTTACTATGCTGTTAATAAACTCTGCAGCCACTTGACCGAAACGGAGACTAAGTTCTGCAAATAAACCTGAGTTCAATCTAACGGTTCCAAAAGCATCTGCGATTAGTGTACTAGTTGCAATGAATGCACCTGTTAAACCTGTAAGGATTGCCGTCTTAATCTTACCTGCTGGGAACAGTATAGTCACAGCCAGTCCTGCTAAAGCTAACAACGCTGATTTAAACACATTAGGAAACTCTTCCTTAAACGTATTCATCAAAACTATCATACGTTCTCCGAAAGTGTCCCCCAGAGTATTAAATGAAAGAACATCACCAAACAAGTCAGACGCTTTAAAATCTGATACCAAATCAAAGGATATCTTGTAAGCTGTAAGGGACTTAGCTTCCTCTTTAATCTCTTTGAAGTAACCTATTGTCTTCTTAGTAAAGTCAGTCAACCCAGCTCTGGTCTTATTCGCTAGGCTCCTAGATGTTTCAATAACATTATCTATTGTATCAGTCCACCAGGAATTACCGATTACCTTATCATAAATGTTCTCAAAGAAACTTATGACGTCATCTGAAAAGTCTTCAATGTAATCAGCTGCGTCAGATAAACCCTCAACAGACATTTCTTTAACACTTTTGAAAGTATCCAGTAATGGTTTGAATATACCGAGGATAGACGTTGCAGCCAAACCTAGTGACTCGAAACCTTCAACTAGTTTATCAGTTGCGTCCCCTGCATATCCTAAATAAACCTTGACTGCCAAGAAAGCAGCACCGAAAGCGAGAATAGTACCTGTACCTAGTAGAGCAGCGCCTATCAAACCGAATATCAAGAACTTACCGATCAATTGGTCGCCTTCAAATATGTTCTCATACAGACTAGTCACTGCCTCACCTAGACTCCGAAAGGCGTTAAATAGATGGCGAAACGCTCCGGTAACGCCATTTTGGAAACGTCTGAAGCCAGAAGCGACCATTCCCCATAACGCATTAGAAGTGCTTACTACGCTTTCAATCGTGTCAGTCCACCAAGAATCAGATTCAAGAAGACCAGTCAACTCGCTGAATTTACCCATGAAAGCATCTATGACTTTGTAAGCTTTCGTTAATCCGAAAATATCACCGCTGTCGCCTAATTTTGCAAAAGATTTCCCTATGTTATTCGCAAAGCTGCCGCTAAGTTTTTCGAGAGACGACATCATCTCGACCGTTGTAGACGCTTTCTCATTAAGTAAGGAGACGAAAGGTGCGGCTAGAAAGGCAACAGACTTATTGACTAAATCTGCTACAGCAAACAAGCCTTTAATTGCTTCATCCACTCCCAGTAGCTTAGTTAAACCTGGCCCAAAGTCACCTAACAACTCCAGCATAGTGAATTTTAATGTCTTAACCTCGCGAACAATACGTGGGATTATTTGACCAAACTCTTCAAACAAACGGAAGAAAGGTACAGCTTGCTCTGCCCTAAAGATCAAGAATGTATCCTCAAATACACCTAGGTATCTGCCTAAAGATCTTGCGCCCTGCTCAGCGTGTACCATTCCCTGAGCAATAGATACAAAGATACTATCCTCACGATTAAATTTGATAGCACTGGCAAGCTTATCAAGACCTTTAGAGTAGGCTGTCAGAGTCTCTCTCGAAAAGCTGAAGTCGATATCAGCTAAATCATATAATGCACCTAACACTGGTCTTATGTTGAACACGTCCATAGATTCGAAAAACGAAACCATAGAGTTTTGAGCAGACCTAAAGACTGTCACTATTGGACCTAAGTAAGAGATGATAGCTTTCTTCATATCCCTGGCTAAGGTACTCACCAACTTAGGCGCAGGCAATGCTTCAAGGATAGTTATACCGATTTGCTTAAACACACGCGCCAGAGGATCTGCGATAAGCCTGATGTCACTGACTATTGCCTTAAATTTAGATACAAATAGCGCCGTTCTGATCGTTATATCTTCAGAAGCCTTATCTATTGATTTAGCTAACGATAGTGCGAAATTGGCGGCTAAGTTATCACTACCTAGCCCTTTCAAGAACCCACCTGTGAACACTTTGGTTGACTGAGATAAGACTAAGAAGCTTTGAGCGATAGTGGCATTCATACCTTCAAATTCACCAGCTATCACACCTGCTCGTTTTTGCAAAGCATCAAAGACAACGGTGGTCGTAAGTGCACCTTGTTCAGCAAGTTTCCTTAAATCACCAATTCCTACGCCTAAGCTGGCAGCTATAGCCTGCGCAATCCTAGGAGTCTGTTCCATTACAGAGTTAAGCTCTTGCCCACGCAACTGACCAGCAGCTAAACCTTGACCTAACTGTAGTAATGCTGAATTAGCGGATTCCACGCTTGCGCCAGATATGACAACAGCTTGTTGTATCGATTCAGTGACTTTAAGTATTTTGTCAACAGGCACGCCTGTACCTTTTAACGCTCTGCCAAATTTATTGAAAACTTCAGTAGAAGATTCAAAAGTCACTCTTGTTCTTTGGGAAATCTTTATTAGCTCATTTTGAGCTTTAATCAGATCATTGGTGTCTCCCGTAACCAATCTGACCCTATTGCTCATATTTGTAAAGCCATCAGAAACATTCTTAAAGTAGCCTGTCGCTACGAATGAGCCTGCAGCTACAACTATACTTTTAGCTAAACTGGACATAGCCTTAGAAGTCTTACTTGTAGTTGCTTCTATGTTTCCGAGGGATCTATTTAACTTCGCAAGCTCCCTGTTAGCCTGAGTAGTGTTTGCGTTTACATCAACTTGTACACCTGACATATTGTCACCTCTCTTTAATTAAAAACCCTGACGGGAACCAATATAGGCTCGCCATCAGGGGCATGTCAGTTGTTATCTTTCACTATTGCACCATTGGGTTTTACCCCTGGCACGCTTAACACCGTCTTTTCAATAAACCGAGAAGGCGCTTGTTTAGAAGACCCGCTATTCAAAGGACCAATATGATCGACATCATTAGATATCGAAAACCCTTTGATTTCTTTGTTAAGTCTCCAGCCTGCTTTAGCCTCTCCCGTGTCTACAGGTGTCGCTGATACGAGCTTATTCTTTATCTCCGAAGCCTTCTCAGCTTCACCTTTTCTAGCGGTAGATTTAACCTTAGCATTTATTTCAGCAAAGACCTCATCAACACCGCTTACGGTTATTTTAAAGGACATCTAATTTATCTCCACCTTTTGCACCTAGTAGTTTACTAAACATAGCGGACCTCTTAAGGTTAGCTGACGATAATTTATTTATTTTAGTACGTTCTTTTCTTTGCTTCTCTTCGTATTCAGCCATCACAGCTAAAGATTCAAAGATATTAGATGCCTTCTCTTTGACACCTTGTGCCTGTAGTAGCTTCATAGTACGGTCGTCTTCACGCCACCCTATCGGTCTCCTCTCGAAGAACATCTGCCACTTAATGAACTCATCGTTAGGAATGGATACAAGTTCGCATACAAAACAACCTATCCGATGAGCCATCTCGTGTAACATCATGTCTCGATCGGAGAGTTCTACTTTCCCTTCTCACCCATTCCTGAGAATTTCATAATTTCATCAGAAAGCTTGCTTAACTCTTCCATAGGGAAAGAATCAAAGTCTTGATCAGAAAGATCCTCAGCGCCTTCAGTAGCTACTACGATAACGTGTTTTAAGATTTCAAAACCCTTAGACTCATCTTCACCGATGTCTTTCGCTAAATCTTGAATCTCCATCACCTCAGACACGCTAAGTTTCTTAATTGAAACTTTTTCGCCCATGAATGGTACTTTCTTTGTAATGCTCTTTTTCGCTAATTCTTTAATGCTCATTTTGTTAACCTTATTATTTGGATTATTCTTAATTTTCAAATTAGGTGTAGACATTGCTACTTGCCCATGAAACTTTCTTTATTTGCCAGCTGGAAGTCGTCCACTTGCTTACGCATAGAATGCAAATTCGCTAGTGTGGAGAATACCTCTGCTGCCTTTTCTTGATTACCATCAAACTCAGCCATACGCTCGAAAGTCTTACGTATGCTCACATCTATCTGTTTCCGCATGTACTTCGCGGTTGTTCTTAAGACATAAGCTTGACTGAATGGTTTCGTATTTTCTTCAGACATTTTATTATTCTTTATTTATATTTAAAAAAAATAAAGGGCACAAGAAGATTTGTCGTTTAATATAACCTCTGCGCGGGGTTATACCCTTCATAAATGATTGCAACGCTGCTTACAGGCTTTCAACTGAACGCACCACCTGTGTTTCCTGTTGCAATCGATTGCTCAATTAGACAGTGAAAGAACCGAAGAATTCAGACTGAGCTGACAGCGTAAGTGTCGCTGTATTGGCATCCGTTAACTGAGGATTCACCAATAACGCTTCCATCTTACCAATGAAATAGAAATAGGTGTTCTCAACTGTGCCTAGACCTAATGCAGATGAACCGTAATCATCAGCAGGGAGAACAGAAACAGGCTCCGCGTTAAGCAAAGTGAAACGGAACAACTTAGGTAATCCATCACCAACATAATCGCCAAGAACAGAGCCATCAGCCCATTCAGAAGCAACATAGTTGATAGTGATTTCTAAGTTAGGTGCATCAGCCTGGCCCTGCACTTGTTGGCTAGTTGATTGGCCATAAACAGGAACATTCACGATGTTAGCAGGTGTACCCATTGAAGGGAACTCACGTACATCTTTGATGCGGGTTAAAAGGTTAGCTGAATCCATCAAAGCATCAAAATCTGCCTTGGCGGTGCTAGCTGTTGTCGCTAATTCGGTCGATGTTAAGACTGCAGTAGCTACTGATAAGTCAGAATAGATACCTGCGCCGATTGAAGTAATGTGTGCCATTGTTGTTAAACTCCGTAATAAGTAAAAGGAATAGAATAGAGGATTCGATACAAACTTGGATTATCTGGATCTTCACCTTGTCCTGATAAGACACTTGCCATAAATTGAGTAGAACCTGAACCGTTTGATTTGGTCTTCCCTGAAAAGTGTTTATCTAATAAGTCTGCAATTTCGTAAGACCGACGAGGGCCTTCACCAGCAGGCGTAAATATATCTATAAGTATCTGTCCCGATACTGATCTGGTTTGGTTAGCTAGCTCATGAGAGGAGGGTATCATTGTGACAGTAATGTATTCATTAGCCGTCTTATTTCCATTGAAACTCTCAGGAAATGTGACAATCGCCTCATTGACCCACTCTTGCGTGCCGAATACAGAATAGACGTGTGCATATAAATCTGAATACTTACCCATCATGAGCCTCTCACTAAGTTTACAGTAATAGTGTAACCATTGTTTTCATAAGGGAGCACAAATTTCCATGCAACTCCATCGATAACTGCTGTGTCATAAAGATCGGGGTTCCTCACATCAGTAGACTTCAGAATCAATTCAGCCTTAACAGCTCCAGAAAGGTTGCTTCCCTTTCTATCTTTTGATCCTGCTCCTTCTTCTGTAAGAACACCCTCAATCGTTTTAACTTCATCAGGGAGAGTGACAGCTTGATCTGCCGCAAAATCAAAGCTAGAAGCAGTCCTATTAATGAGCACAACGCTCACTTTAAGATCACCAATTGCTTTGAACGCCAAATCTACCTGTCTTTGTACAAGTGCGCGATACCCCATTAGTTTGCCCTAAACCATGCGTTAGATCCACCGTTAACCCTAAGAGGTTTGATGATATCTCTTACAACGCTGGAGAGCTTACTTGGAGTACTCACCTTTGACAATTCGATAGAGCCGACTTTAATGTCCAGCGCTCCACCTGTTTCATCCTGCAAGCCTTCGTTATTCAATAAATGATACGCTAACTCTTTAGTAGCTCTTATTACCCGTGCAGGTACTTCGCCCGATAAATAGACGAGAGCACCCACGCGGGGGTCGAAATAAGAGCCAGACCTAGGGAATGCTAGATCTTGAGTTTCACTTATAGCCATGCCAACCCATGCAATGTCTTCTAACATAAGAGTAGCGGAGATCAAAGCTTGTTCCTTCATAGTAGAATCGGCTGCAGTCCATGCGTCCACATCCAACCTGTTCAGAAAGTAAGCGTCTGCCTCAGCTTCAGTTACGTACGAATTAATGCCTTTAGCTAGTGCCATAAGTCACCTCCATCTAGCTGTGAAATACGGGTAAGATACCCAACGTTAAGGCTGATGTAGCTTTACGCTGCCATACTCCTACCGCGCCGTCGATAGTTGCGCCTGCTACCAAAGCACTATCGATTAAGTCGATAGGGTCTCCACCGTTAAGCGAAGGAGTCACAACTTGCTGGAATTCAGCATCAGAAGGAAAGACCGTAGTACGACCATTCCAGTTGTAACCAGCAGGGTGAGCAACATAGCCCCAACGATACCAAATATCAGTAGCTCCACCACCATTGTAAGCACCGCCATCGCGGAAGATCTCAGTAGGTGTAGGAATGCTTAAAGGTTCCATAGCAATCGCACCAGGTAGCACGATAAATGACGTCTTAGTACCGATAATATCAGCACCTGCACCTAAGTTCAACTTAGCAAGCTGAGCTACAGAGAAACCTTGAGAAGCACGTGTTTGGATCAAGCGGAACTTGCCATTGAAGATAGTCTCAAACATGATGTTACCATCAGTGATTTGAACTTGATCGACCAAGTTGGCTGAACGTAAAGATGCAAGAATCTCAGGACTTGTCACTAAGTATGCATATTCTGGCTCATAATCTTTCCAAGCCATGCCTAATGCATTTAAGAAGCCTTGTGCACGTTGAGCACCTTGCTCTGTCACACTAGCGTCAGCAATAAGCTTATTAGCGCCTAAGTCAACATAGAAGCCGAACTTCTTATCAGTTGGATCGTTGTCAAAAGTCTGACCACCTAATCCAGCACCGCCGCCAGCAGAGCCAGCGCCATGAAGAGCTTCAGCTGTAGCTACGCCCTTAAGCGTTGCCAATACTGCATTATGCTCATCACCACCACGAGTTTCAGCGAAGTCACGACCAATTTTAGCTAAGCCATCTTGACGTGTAACAACTGAAGCTAAATTGATTTGAGTAGCACCGTGAGTACGCACAGATTTAACATAAGTGCTGAAGTCAGAACTGTAATTAGTTCCTGTACCTTTGGCAGAGTCAGTCAAAGACGCAATGTTGATGGTCGGGTTTAAAGGCTTGAACCAACGTACTTGACCAATAAAGGTTTCAGTGTCAGTGTTGATGTCTGGGTTAGGGCCGACAATCCCTGTGCTCGATAATTTACGAGCATTTGTGTAAGCTTCGTCTGCATAAGCACCAAGAGCTGCTTGTAATGCAAACGAGTTACCGCCGAAAGTTTGTAAAGCTGTCATTTCTTATCCTGTAAGTTAATAGCCAGGTTTTCCATATTCACCTTTAGCTGCACGCGCGAGTACTTCATCTTGTGTCAGCTCGAATATAGAACCTTCGCTTTTGGTTTGAGTGGTTCCTGTACCTTTGCCGGTACCTGCACCGTTAGATGACTTTGGTTTAAATAGAAAAGATTGTTCCTCGTCTTTAGCGAAGGCTTCAACGTATTCCGCAACAGTAACACCGGTCTTGTGAACCCAATCACCTGTCTCAGATTGCACTAACTCACCAACCACCTCTTTAAAGGCTATGTCGGCAGCTTTTGTGTTTCTGAAGTCCAAACCACGCATTGCTTCTCTGATCACTCCGTTACGGCTTAGCTCAGTATTTCTTTTAAGAAGTTTTTCGTTTTCTTCACGTTGTTGCTTAATCTCAAGATCATAAGCAGCTTTGTGTTCACCTTCATCCTTCAAACGCTTTAGTTCAGCTTCACGTTTCTCATTCTCAATGGTATCTAGCTTACCTTTGAGTTCATCACGTTCTGTATAAGCGTTATCTAGCTTCCCTTTAATACCTGCAAGTTCTTCCGCAACTTTGTCGGCCACCATTTTGGCAAGCGCATCAGAGTCTTTAGAATTATCGTCTCCGCTAGCTTTAGCGAGTCTTTCTTTTTCAGCTTTGGCTGCTTCTTCTGCTGCTTTTACGGCTGCTTCATCGGCGGCTTTCTTTGCTGCAGCTTCGTCGGCTGCTTTCTTTGCTGCTATTTCTTCTGCTGTCATTTTATTTCCTTAAGGCACGGCCTTGTTTTTTAAGTAGAGCACGGCTCCACGAAATTGTTGACTACACAAATACAACGTATGTAGTATGTTTGTTTATAATATTATATATTATATAATTAAGAACTATCTACGACCTAGGTCACCTAGGGCCACCTATATCACTCATATGATATACGGGGGGGGGACCGGCCTGGGTTAATTTAACGGGTTGGCTAATGCTGCAACCTATCAGAATCTATTGACCGATTCCATACCAACTGCGATTGCTCTTGTAATCAGTTGGAACCTTGTCAAGGATCTCTTCAGGTGTGAGTATGTCAGAATCAGTTAATAGCCTACCCCCTACCCTAGACCTTCCCACAACAGGTATCAACCCAGTTTCAATGGCCTCATTCAAATAGCTATCATAAAGATTTTTAGGCAGACCTCTTCTACGCATTTCATCCAGAGTAGCTTTGATCGTATTAGTCTTAGCCATTTCTGAATAAGTCTTACGAATGCCTTCTTTAGCTTTCACAACATCCGCTGCATTAGTGAAAAACGCATCATGAATTGTAGATGTTTGCACACCATTCTTCTGTCCCCAAAGGTGAAAACGCTTCACAATAACAGCGTCATTAGAATGGTTACCGTTCACCGCAAAAGCTGTCCTAGCCTTTTGAGCATCAACGATGTCATTAATAGTCCCTGTTTTATTACGAACTTCATCCCAAAAAGAGGGATCTGTCTTTTGCGGAACTTGAAGTATATTGGTTATCCATTTCCCTTCTTTGTCTTTGTAGCTCAATCTCTGCTCAAATACTTGCGTGAAATTTTGCTCGATAGTTTTGCCATCAAAGTTAACCCAAGGTATATTGGTCCAACTCTTCGGAAGCTTATTATCAGGCACTCCGTAGATAAGCTTAGAAAGCGAACCATTTGGATCCCAGAACTTAAAACGCTCAAGGAATTCAGGAGGGCGCTTCTTACGTACACCATTAGCCTGCATCTCAAGGAATGCAGCAAGAGACTTTGAACTCTTTTGAGGGTCAGCGTATGTGACAAAATCCTCAGCTAAACGACCGAAGAACTTGGTAAAATCCTTTAAGATAGGGACTTGTGTAGCCAAATTCTCTGACATAATATTCGCTATTGTTTGGAAGTCTTTCGGTGTTATCACTTTGCCGTAATTCCTAGTCATCTTCTCCACGAAATCTTTTGTCTTCGGGTCAAGAAAGAATAACTGTCTCATTATATCATCACCTGGAACTTCCCCACGATCAAAGATGTCTTTGATATCCTTGCGTAAGGCTTTAAGCTCATCATGCATGACAGGGTCAAGGTCTGTATACTTTGCCATCCTGGCTGATATCTCGTTCAAAACAGCATCACGCTCCGCAGCTTTTACGACCAAGACATTAGTGTCTCTCCCTAATACCTTAGCAAGCTTATTCTCAACGTTCAGTATGCCTGTCTTATCTCCAGCCCCATAGAATGTAACCATGTTTTGAGCCTTGGCTGCTTTTCGTAGATCCTTCTCAGTTAAGCCTAACTTAAGATTAAGTTCCCTGAATCTAGGGTCGTTAAATGTAGCTGCAGCAATTTCATCATAGAGTCTTCTCTTTTGATTTGTAGCTACAACATTAGACATCTCAGCTAGCTGTTTATTTTTGGTTGTTAACGCAATGATCTGAGCACCACTTGAGGAAGCATCTTGCTCTAATGCGACTGATATTTTATATTTGTTAAGCTTCTCTAAGTTTACGCTTGAAAAGTTCCCATCTAAGTGATCAGAAATCTTAGCCAGCTCGATTGCATACCGTAGTGCCTTTCCTTGCTCTTCACCTTCAATTTGGGCCATGAATTTCGACTGGAGCACCGCACGGACGTCTGAGGGCTTGCCTCTGAGCATGTGCTGGCCGATTTTCACCATCTCATCCCTCCACTCATGGGCGATCGCTTTTCGCCCCAAGACTGTTAGAGAGTTGTGTTTGCCCTCCAGCTTATCCGAGAGACCGCCAAGGAAAGCCCCTATCTGGTCTTCAAAATCATGGAAGCCATCTTTGGAAAATAGTTTACTTTCAGCACTGTTCAAGAAAGGGCGAAATGTCTCTCCTGATTGAGGGCCGATTAAACCGCGCTCATATATCCTAGCCCGATGATCTACGAAGCTATGATTGGAGAACGCTTTGTTGCCATCTCTTAACCAGTCCATCGCCTTGAATCTCTCGTAGGCATCTCCTCTTTCAATGATATACGATCTATACTCATTAAGATCGTGGAAGTATTTTGCTCTCCCTCTATCATCTTCAAAGTTAATCAACTTCTTAATAAAGTCATGAAAGTCTTCATCAATTTTGTACTTACTGTCTGCCGCCCAGTTAAGTGCAGTAGACAGGTTTTTGTCCACCAGCTCAGTTGGAAACCCTGAAAAAGAGTTTGTTGAAGTGATAGGAATGCGTGTATCTTTGTAACCCAAAAGCCCTCGATCGACAAAGTATGTCTTATAACCTGGGCGAATAATTAATCTATTCTTAGGGTTTGTAACTGCTACCCTTAAGCCCACATCAACTTGTCTCGTAAGTCTGGCGTACTCCTGTATACGAGGGTCTACAATCCTGAGATTTACTGCGAATGTGTCATAGTAAGGTCCGAAGTAATGACTCCCTAACCTACTCTTCATTCGTCTTTTCTGTACGCCGAACGTCTCTAATTTGAAGATACCTTTTGAATCTGCTTCATCAAGTAACTTCAACCCTAGCTTATACCACTGATCTCGCGACCCTCGGTAGTTGGCCATGTTATATAAGTCACGCCCAAGCGTAACAGCTAACTGATCTCTATCAGGAGAATCAGCAAGGGCAAGCCTATTGGCAAACCTTAGATAGAACTCTTGCAGCTGTTCGTTGTCTAGCCTGTTTCTGACTTTCAGTGGAATCTTAAGATCCAATATACCTCTAAGTTGTTTTGCAATCTTAGGAGCCACCGTATCTTCCCATTTATTTTTAGCGAATATATTCTTAATGAAGTTATCATGCAAGTCTTGCAATTGCACTTCACCTAGTACTGGGTCAATATAGTTATCTTGTTTCAACCTGTGGAGAAGCTTAGAATTCTTCCTTAATTGCGTTTCCATGTAATCTGATACATTCATAACATCAAACTTCATCTGAGCATTCAAGACAGCTTTGAGATTTGCCCAAGGCTTTCCATCTTTCCTTGCACGTGTTAGTACAATTCTAAGGTTCTCCGCCACAGCAGCTCTTTCATTTACGCCCATCTTATCTCTAAGGTCTCCAACGATACCCTTTATGAACAGCTTATCGCCATCAGGGAGTATTGATTCATCTATCAATTTGTAAGAGTTTTCCAGAACGCCTGGATGCGGTTGGTACAGTCTCGCGTCTTCGTACCTGCCTGTTATTGGATTGAACTTTAAATTCTCTTCCGTGGGAGGTGAAGACAGGACTCTTGTTTTTGTGCTTCTTTTGCTACTCATCAATGTGCCACGATAGTTAGTCAACGACAGTTGACCGTCAAGCTCACCCGCTTGTAGCAGGTAGTACTCTCGAAGGCTTTTCCTTAATGCTTTATCATGAACTAGCTCATCTGGGTAATTCGCGGTCAATTTAAGAGAATCAAGGTGCTGCTTGGCCATCGCAAACCGCCGAGTCTGTCCTGGGACATCATATCCTGAGTCTGTGATTCTTCGTAGCTCTTTAATGCCGACCGATTTGCCAGAACTATTAGTGAACTTATCAATAGTAAGTTGTCCTGACCTGAACAGTGCCAGTCTAGATGAGTCTCCCAAGTGTCTGAGTTGAACGTTAACAGGTTGTCGCCTAAGCCATCCATCATATGTTTCCTTTAAAGGTGTCTGACCATCATAATAGCTAATCTCCTTAGCTGTTAGGTCTTTTAAGTTTCTTTTCCGTATCTGGGCAACACCTTCCATCTTGGCTAAATCATCATATGACTTAACCACAGGAATTGTCACCGACCTGCAACCATAGTGGGCAGGTGGAAGCATCTCTGTTTCAGAAATAGGATAGACTTTTCCATCCCTATGGACACAGACACTTGTAGTCCGAGAATCTAGTACGGAGACATATTGCCAGCCTCTCATCAGATTTTCGTTTGCCTCATACACAGCATGATCTGTTTGAGCCTTAACGGATGTTATAGCTGTAGTGACTAATGTTCTAGATTGATTTCTCGTTATCTTAAACACACTGCCACGTCTTACTTCTTTGGCAAGCTCAGCTTCAGTCCAGCCTTTTGAAATACCTCTTCTTATTACGGCTGAGATACGCTTACGCTCTCCTGTGCTTACGCCTTCCCACCCTTTTAAGAGCGTCTTATTTTTGTACAAAGGCTTCTTAAGCACTATATCCTCAGACACCCTAAGCGGAGGCTTCTTAGCTCTCCATATCTTAGAAGTTGCTGATTCAATGCTTTGATACATATAAGAGGTCTGGTCAGCGACAAGATCTAATAAAGACCTTGAGGCTGTACCATATATTTGCTTAAATGAATTCTTTATTTCACGCTCTATTGACTTATTCAGGAGAGCCGCCCCTTTTCTATCTAAGCGGCCTCCCTCTATAAGCTTCACAACGCGGGCTTTATGCTCTGACAAAAGTAAGTCCACCTTAGATACGACTCTCTTTTCATATAGTCTGACCATTGCAGACCTGTTTACAGATTTGTCATAAATGTCAGTTGTTACGTTTACCATGCTTAACCTCTTAGTTGTTTAGATCGATCTCATCAAGATCTTCATCTTCTTTACCATTAATGATTTCATCAGCGGTTATCTCTTCCTGCGCAGTTTCATCGTCATAATCAGGCGACAATATGTCATTTTGTTTAACTATTTGCAACCAAGCCTTACGAGGTATTAACCCTGATTCATACCACTCGGTTACCAATCGTAACCAATCAGCCCCTATTGGCGCTGGGTTGAAGTCAGCTGACAGATTAAATTCGATGTCAGTTGCCGCGTACTCTGTGCCATACCTCCAGTTAATCATGAAAGCAATAATATCAGCCATCTGGTTACTTATCTTAGTATTAAGAGTACCAAGCTGTGCCGTTTGAGCCGCATTTCGGATCTCTAAAGCAACACCTGATTGAGCACTCTCAGGGGCAAGCATCCTTATGCCCATCTTACCCATCTCTTCTAAGGTGGCAGCGATAGCTCTATCCATATCTGACAGAGCATCCGTGGGTGTGTCCAGGATTGTAGCTGTATCACCTTGGCTTAGTTTGAGCCAAGAGCCTAACCCTGCAGATACGATCTTTTCAAAACTATCGTCATCCATGTCAGATGCAATAACTGGTGTGTAAGTCGCAGCCCCATATAGGAGATGGTTCCTTCTGCTTACCTTATTGTAAAGGTTTATTTCCCTATCAATAAGAGGCGTAAGGATCGGCTCAATTAGTTCTACGCTACCATTCAATGGCCACGCTGGAATCCTTGTAAGCCTCTCACCGTTTGACTCGATGTCATCGATAGTTTCCACAAACTCGAAGTCGGTACCATTACCTGCTACCGCACTATTGCCCACACTATAATTCTGTTGTGTTTGCCCGTTAGCCACAGGTACAGACGAATCTTCATCCTTCTTCTGGTACTTCCTTATCTGGTAGAAACCGTTGACTATCTCATGAACCCATACAGTGTCAATCATTGTTGGGTGGAAGTCACCTTCTAGAAGAGTCTCTTCAAAGTCGCGAACGATGACTTGCGTAAGCTTTTGAACGCCAGTGGCATCATCGAGCGCCATTCTCCAGTTTATGATAGATTCAGCTTTCATAAAAACAGGGTACGGCTTAAGCTCTTTGAAGTCGTTAGTGACGTAATCACCTCTAGACTTAATCACAGGATAGTCCACAAACACCCACGCACGGCTTGTCTGCATTTCTTCCCATAGGACGTCATCTAAGAAAGAAGTCAAAGGCGAGCCGTCTTGTGCGAAAGAAGTCATTATCCAGTCAAGCGCACCCTCAGGTACATCGTCAGGAAGCACCAGTTGTGGCTGTTTCCTTAGTAACCCACCAACTAAAATATGAGCGTACTGTGACACAACACCTGGTAGTTCCGCTTCAGCTTTGAAGAAGTTGAACTGCTCTTGCGTCATTGTTGGCGAGAAAGGTATCAACAAGTTAGTGAACTGATTAACATCTATAAAAGCATCGTACTCTTTAACAAATCGTTCACCGCTACAGACTGCTCGACTTCTCGCCCAAAGTCCGCGCATAGACTCATACTTAGCATTAGGATCTTCTACCGTGCGCCCTTTTTGAGTGGCATTTGATACGCCCATGTTCTACTCCTAGCTTCTAAAGTATTCAGACAGCTCTTTGTGTGGGCCTGAGAATGTTGACCCTGTTGAAGAGTTTACTGCAGAGATATTATTGCCAGCCTCTCGCTTTACCTGCCAGTAATAAGGAGCTTTGTCTTGAGCTTCAAGACGAGGGCCTTTTACATGCTTAGCAACTTTTAAACCTTCAGGTTCAAACTCTGTTGCCTCTTCTGCAGGCGCTTCTTGAGAGAATTGAGGATTCTCTTCAGGAATTTGCGGATCATCTTGGACAACCATGCCTTCAGGCGCTTTAGGTGCATTTATTTTAGTCATATTCTTACCTATTCATTTATTTGTTGTAACGGGAGAAGCTTCTTACTATATAAGCTTCCGGTGGTTTTACTGCCATTTGTTTCTGTTTCTTGATCACTTCTTGTAGAGCCTCAATCGGGAAGGATAGGCCACGTGTAGCTATAGGTCTATTCCCCGAGCCGACGCCATCGACGGCAATTACTCTTGAACTCATATATCTGTCCTTGTTACTGTTGTGACGCCGCCTGCTGTGATAACAGATTGTACGATTTCACCGGCTGACCGGCTGTTCGTGTTATCGTTCACCACCAGCGGTTTTGTTGGATCCATACCTAATATTTGATAGATCTTTATCAGTTGATCACCCTGCGCTTTGATCTCGTTCTCTAAGGCAAAAGAGTCTCCAGACCAACCTGCTGTGGACTCTGCATAAGATATCTCAATTTGGTCTGATACTAGATCAACCATCTGGCTCCCCTATCTGATCTACACGCACGGTTACAAGTGAAAGTATCTCAGTGAGTTTACCGTCTATGCACTCAATACGCTCATCTAAGCGAGATTGCACGTAATGCAGCTGCTGTTTCATAGCTATCTGCTCATTAACCAACAGTTCAATGCTATTTGTATTTGCTACCATATCTACTTCAATAGCTTTAAGTTCTTTAGCTAATGTGTTCATAACTTCTGACTCCATGTGCTTGTATATGTACGCAGATGCCATTCCGGCGAGCTTCTCTTTGCCTGATGAAACAATCCTGCGTCTATACGGTGCTATGTACCTGTGAATCCCTTTTACACCCTTCCAGACTACAGCACCTATAATAATAATAGCGGGTGCGTATACAGGCCAATCGCCTAACTCATCGTTCATTGTTTCGACAATTAGCCGTATCACACTCATCTCTTGGTTCTGCATCTCTTCCTCTTCTCCTATCTGACCACTCAGGGTGTGTTTGAAGTAGCAACCTGGTTATACTTTCCACAAATGGATCCCATCCTGCTGAATCATACGGCTTCTCAATGCATACGTTCGCGTTTGCACGAAAGGCATGAGCAATATGAGCAGGTGTCGCACCGCCACAGACTGCCACTAGAGGGAAAGGAGGGAATTCTTGACTGATGAGTTTCATGCAATCAATACCGTTTGTCCCTATCATTAAAGTATCAACAAAAACAACCTTAGGGAATTTCCCATTGCTTTTGTGCTCTCTCAACACACCAATCAGCTCGTGACAAGATGACGTTTGGATTATGTGGTCAATATCTGTAATCTTTCTTAGAGATCTCTCTAAGTTGTCTCTTTCGAAACTATCGTCATCGCATATTACAATCACAAGTTACCTCTTTTATAATTTCTTTTCAATATACTTTTGTAAATCTTTCAAACGAACACCGCTATACAGCACCAGCGATTTCACAAGAGGTATCTTTTCGTACCTTAGAGAAAGATAAAACAATCTTGAAGCTTTAGTCCTGCTGATATCAAGTCTTCCAGCATACATTTCTTCTAATAAGAAGTCGTGGAATACAGCTGACGCCTTATAGGGACCGTCTTGGGGCAGGAATACGGTAACAGGCCAGGGTATTGTAGCAAGGTCTGTAGGAAAGCCCTCTGGAACTTTATACCTGATACCGTCATGCGTTACAACGAATGGACTTGTCAAAGAATAAGAACCTTCGTTCGTTTCCTTTATCTCCAACTTAGTAAGATGTTTCACTGTTATGCTCCGTATTTGTAATATTCTAGAATAAGACCGGTTTGTTTTATTGACCGCGCAAATATCTGGTCGGTATAACTAAACGCTCCAATTTGGCCTTTATTTGTGGCGGCATCCCTGCATAATCAGTCATTCTTATTTCTCCCAAATCCACCACTCAAAGAACCACCTAGAAAGTAAAAACCAACAATGATACCAACTACGGTACCAATGTCTCCTGTTAGTAAATCTATTTGTGTCTCTACTTCCCGAAAGAAAGAAGCTATAAAAGTAATAAGTACCATCATAACATAAGGGATAGAGAACACTAGTGCAAGATAGCGTTGAGCTACCTTGAAAGGCTCATATAACTTTAAGAATGCTTTTTTATTCTCTGCTTTTTCTTCATCAGTATAAAAGATAGAATCTATGCCACTAATACCTGCATCAATGACCTTGTCTGAACCTAGTAGTTTTGAGAATATACCCATCTATTCACCCCAAGAGTAATGATTACCGTCATTAAATCTTCCACCCCATGTGCCACCTATTGATTCCCAATATCTTCCTAAAAGCTCATGGTCAGAAGTCTTTGATAAGTACTTTCCATCTTTGAATAGGTTAAGGTCTATTGCCAGTCTTTTATAATGGAAAGATCCGTCTTTATGTCCTTTAAAGTCCATCCTAGCAGCGTCGCCAAAAGATAGCTCATACCCGTTATCATAGGCGAAGATTATTAAATCTGCCACCTTACGAGTAAACTCTCTTTGTTTATTGCCTAAACTCATGATATATCCTTTGCTGGCTGTATTTCTATCGTCCAGCCTTTATAGTAGTCATATTTATCCTCTTCAGAATAGATAACTCCGTTATGTTCTAACTTAATTTTCCATCCTAATTGGACAACAATAGCTCTATTAGATTGTCCCCAACGTCTTACCCAATATAAAGCAGGTTTAGTAATACCTTTTTCTGGTTTAGCTAAAAGTATTTGAAAGCCAGTATTATCAAAATCGTCCCTAACGTAGTTGGCACCACATAGCTTTGTAATAGTATGAGTTCTGACATCACACCCTGTTCCTATTCGTTTTAACCAATTCCAAGGGTTTCTCCAAGCAGACCATATCAACATCTTCCACCAAGCAGGACGGCCTGCCATATAGATATTCCAATACCAACCACGCTTATCACCTGTTAAGTTATCTTCAGGATTTTGTAACCACTTTAACCAGTCGGGTAATTCATAGTTTTGGATTACTGTTCCATCTTTAAATGTTTTATATCCTAAGTCTTTCTTAAAGAATAAACCAATACCAACTAATCCAAATGTGATTATTAGGTATGCTAAGATTATGTATAAAATTGTTATCATATTAAGTTGTCCAAAGAGCTGTCTGTGCTTGTCCTGCTAATAAACCAGCTTCTATTAACTCTTCCCGAGTAACAGTAGCCACGGAGTTATCAGCCAGTACCCATTGAGTCGTGTCTAGCGGTTGACTGAATGATACCGCCCTAGCCATTCTACTTTGAGATATTTCATCCCCATCGAATTCTTTACCTGAAGACGTAGTTACCGTCAAAGCGTTCATATCAGCAGCTCTATTTTCGTCTTTAAGTAATTTAGCGTTATAGGCAATTTCTTCAGCAGAAAAGGCTTCCGTAGTGTAGTTTTGTTCAATACTTGTACCTGTGAACACTAAAGGTAATTTGACTGCACGTTCATTAGCACCTAGCGTAATTGTATTATCAACCACCTCATACCAGCCCAGAGCCTCTTGACCTGCTGTATCTAAATCCTCTAACCATTTACGAGGATAAGTTACCCCATCATCGCCTACGAATGATTTTGGAAACTTTTTATATGCTTTTAATTCTGTTTTATGTGCTTTCATATTAATATAGCTCGTTTACTTTAGCTTCTGTTTTATAGGCAAATTCGCCAGTGCTTGTTAAGGTTATAGGATAATTATCGTGGTCATAAAATATTCCAACTTTATTTCCTATTGAATTATATACATAGGCATCTGGTGTAGGACTAATTGAAGAAACCCCCCTCCTACCACCATCATAAGATATTACTGCCGTAATACCAGGATTCTCCGCAGTACCCTGCGACACAGATACATCTGATAAAGTAAATGAGTATAAATAATCAACAACTTCATGGTCTGGCGCATTACAAAACATACCATCGACTGTTTGGGTTGCTACAGCAGTTAAGTTAAATGTAAACCCAAACGACTGATTACCTGTTTTACCTGGAGGTAGTCGTACAACAATTAAGCTATCACCTAAAACATTATCGAAAGCTGCGACCACGCCATCTACAGTCACTTGGCTCAACTCTTTATAGCCCTCAAAATAGAACATTCCACCATCGCAATTTGATGGTATATTAATTGTCGAGTATTTTGTTTGTACCCCATCACTGCTGCTTTGAAAAGATGAGCCTCTATTGTTAGCCCAGGTCTCTCTAAATGGAATAACTGGAATAATTGACGTCTTACCGCCTTGCACACCACAACTAAATACGCTCATAATTACACCACCGATATGTTTTTAGCTATACCGACAAACGATAAAGCTGTTATACTGTGAGCATAGAAAGTTAACAAATCATAGGCGTTAGTTATTGTACTCAGTCCAGGAGCACCATTTCCACCAAATTTCCAGTAACTACTCCACGCCAATGTTCTAGGTGCTCCGGAATGATAAACTCTTAATGTGTACCAGTTTCCTGCCTTAATATTTGTTGGATTACCCATCGTTCTATTAGCAGACAACGAAACAATAGCAGATGGGCTCGTTGCCATGTTCCAGTTAATAGTTGCAGCATCGGTTAACGTGACACGGTTATAACTCTGTGTTGTTGCCCAGTCAGCGGCCACATCAACTTTTGCTGTATTAACATCATAAGCTTGTACATTTACACCAATATCTGCATCTTTTAAGATTGTTGCATCAGCAGGCTCAAAAGCAGAAGCGTGTTGTCCATCTAAAGTATCCGCATTGATATTTAAAGCATCTATGTCAGCCTTTGTCTGATCAGCCGTAGCATCTGTCTCTCCGGTATAACCTAGGTCAGCCAGCGTCATGACACGCGTGGCCATCCCTGTGATGTGACCTTCCGCATCTGTCACGATAGAGTCCACAATTGTTGCACCGGAAGTGTTGATATCTGCGGCAGCATTCAATGAATGGACATAGACAGTATCTGTAAACAAGGCACCAGCAGGCACATCCGTGAGGACTCTACTGTTTTCTACCTTATCATCATTTAGATTGTTAAAATTAGCATCAACTTCTGTATTAAGAAGAGGTGCACCCTTCCCTGCACGTGTTGTGATGGAGGCCATTTCGCTCTCCTTATGCTATTTTAATGTTCCAAGTGATTGTCATGGTGTCAAGCGCACCCTTGTTAACCACATCAAATACAGTACGTGACAGCATTATGCCAGCATTAGCTCCCCCTGCATTGAAGATACCCGCTTCAGTAAGCGCGGCAGCACCAACGCCTGGAGCAAATGTCACAACGTATTGACATGTGTCCTCGGTAACATCTGTGGTGATAATGGTAGAGCTTGCGGCATTTCTTTCGACTTCTGCGCCTAACGTTGAGTCCCCAGCTGCCGCTGCTGCACTATTCGTACCAATGGCAATCCATCCCATAGCTGCTTGTGAGGTGTCTTTCATGCGGCTGGCAATGTAAGCACGCCCCAGCGTAACAATCAGATTGTCCACTTCACGCTTGTCTTTAAGCTTGCCATCTTGGCCGAACAATTCTACCGTTAGGCTACCTCTGGCGATCAAGTTATCATCGATGCCTTTTCCTGTAAGTTCTTCTATTTGTTTATTCATTATAAATCCTAATCAAAATTACGTCCTTCACCTACAAAGTCTTCGCCGAAGTAATCGAGAGCGTAGTCAGTAACGGTCACAAGACCTTGGCTACTTGCCGTGGCCTCATCAGCGCTGGCTTTATGCACTCCTTTATCGTTCACATCGGAGACATTTGAGGTGTCGTTTTGGCTCTTATTGAACCCAATCGCGTAGTAACTTTCAGATGCCGCTACGTTATCTCCTTTCTTTATACCGAAAGACAGTCGCACGGTCTCGAAAGGATTGCTTGTTTCATTAATTGTTCTCGCTAGATGTTTAGCAAGTGTCTCATTTATTTGAGATATTTCGTTCACATTCTTGTCGAACTGTGTTGCATAGTAAGACTCTGAGGCCAATGCTTCATCACCTTTATTGAGCACATGCGCCAGTCGCGCAACGTCAGAAGCAACGCTCACTTCATTCAGTTCTCTAGACATATACTTGGCAATCACTTCATTAGATAAAGCAGTCTCATTTATTAACCTAACCCTGTCGAAAACGCTAGAGAAGTCTTCGGAAGCTATGGCTGTATCACGCTTATTTGGCTGCAAGTATAGCCAAGAAACGTCTGAAGCAAAAGAAGACTCATAGTCTTCCCTGGCATAGTCAACCTCAAGGATCGTCACGTCAGTAACTATTGCTGTATCATAGTAACGCAAAAAGAACATAAGTCCAAACATAGATGGCGTGCTGAATTTCCCAAAACCATCAACTTCAATCTCATAGATTGGCTCTACTTTATCTGGAGCGTACGCTTGATGTTCTACATCAATTACTATCTCAGCGTTCACGGGTTCTTCCACAACATGGACTGTATCTTCAGAGGACACAGATACCACCTCACCTTTTATCGATATAGTCTTAGTTACAGTAGACATGTCTATACCTGATGTGTTGGACTGAAGAGCAATTGGACTAAACCACGCATGGGTTTCCAAGTTCTTTGATAGACACCACCTGTTGGTTCCTTGACTCTTAGCTCAAAGAAGCCATATACAGGCGAAACTGGGGTAGGTTCAGTTAACCATAAAGGTGTAATAGACAACTCTTCAGGGAACTGGATGAATACCTTATTTGGGACATAGGCCACCCATACGCTATCTGCATCTGGTGTTGTTACGTTTGTTCGAGAGCTACCTGCTGATAGCTTATAATAAAGCCCACCATAGTACACAACATCTTCTCTGTCGTATGCTGTCGCGCCGTCCCATACGCCTCTCTCTGGAGGTACACGAACTACTAATGTTGTCTCCGTACCTCCTACCATTACATCGGTGGGCACTGTAGCATTACCTGGAATGTTATTAGCTTCCATGATTACAGCTTCATACTCATAACCAGCGTCAGCATTCGATAGGAAATTAAGTGTAACCTCATACTCTAGCTGTTCGCCTCTAATAAATGACCACAACACGTTGCCATCATCATTCTGGAGATCCGCTGAGATGCTCCCTATTGGTGTTCTTGCCATTACCGGCTCTCCTGTGTTAATTATTAATGCTAGAACCCGAAGCCTCTTGATACCTTCTTGTTTCCAGCTTGTATTGGGTATAGATACTCTGTGGCATACCTTACGCCATCAGAGAAATGTTCCACTCCTGCTTTCTTATCGATAGTAGCTGAATCACTTGTGTTATCCACCCATGTTGTTCTTTCTAGAGACTCAATGGTCCCTTTACAGCGTGGGTGAAGGTATATATCCACCTCTCCGGCTGCTGTCTTAAGCTTACGATTCACGCATTGCACACTATCTACAATACCTGGTGACTTCTTACGAGCAAGTAGTACGAACTTGTGTGATTTTAGAATACTAAAGTCTGTAACACCCACTGCTGCGGATGTTTTGCGGCTGTTCCCTGTAGGATCAGGATACACACAAATCTTACGATCAGGGGTATTCGTTGCGGTTCTATAACGTGTTTTTATGGACACAGCTAATGACTCCGTATCAGGGTCGCCTTTGAACTCATCAAGGAAGTGCATCTGATTGCCTCTAAGGACAAACATAGACGAACATTGCAAACCTACGTTGAAATCGATTGCTACATGGACGGTTTCCCAGTCCTGTAATGGTGCAATCTCTTGTGATACATGTGTCGTTCTGTTGAAACAGTAGAACACATTGTTACCTGAATCTTCAAAGTTAGCCAAGTACTCTCTGTTAAATGTCAAAGGGTCAATGATATGGCGAGCCTTCTCAATGTCTGCAGGGTCTAAATAGGGAGATGTCGTGTAATCGTAATGATACGATTTCCATTCGCTGTCAGCCTCTTGAAAGTTAAACATGTCATAAAAGAAGTCATAACCCTTCGTAGTACTAATGCATAACGCACGACCTGGACTCTTTGCGCCTACTCTCTTGGAATTTCTTTTAGACCAACGTGTAGTTATGCAGGGTTGTAATACACCTTCCCATGCTGACTTAAAGCCTTGGCCTTTAGTCCAATCTCGCACCTCATCCATAACAATAAAGTATGCACCAGTACCACGTAGTCTTTCAACGGCCTCATAAGAGACCAACCTAAGTTCGACACCCTTTGGAAACCAGAAGCGACCTAAGTCTTTGGAATGCTTGATACAGTGATTTTCCATTCCTAATTGATAGGCTATCAGTGGGTGATAAATGTCAGTAACCTGACCATACGTGGGTGCTATGATATAGACATTCTTGTTTGGAACGCTTGCGTCAAGCTCTAGCAGTTCAAAAATAGCATTTATAGCAGCAACGGCGGCAAAGTAAGATTTACCCCACCCACGACTGCAGGCCGCTACTGCGAACAGACAGTTCTTCTCTACAAATAGGTCGTAAAATACTTGAGATTGCCCTTCGTGTAAATCTATATCGGACATTGTTATCTCCGTGTGGTTTCCGATAGAAACCCATTCTACTTACTATGAAGACAATGTGTCTTCGTTTTCTGTCGATTCGTCTATCTGAAGGTCAATATGTCTACCGACGATTTGCATGGGTTCCGGCGCAGTAGGCCCCGCTTCAGACCTTTCAAAAGAAGCAGGGTACTCTTGCTTAAATGCCTCGACATCGACAGCATCTACGTCAACACTATCTACGTCAACACTATCTACATCAATAACACTGTGCATTCTTCGCAGGAAAGCGCTCAGCATTTCAAAATTGGCAGGTACAGCGCTAGCCATGTCCTTAAAGGACTCGTAATCGCCCCTCTTCTCACAACCTGCGCCGATAAGCACCAAGTCGCCTGGGAATATCTCAACATCAGCTAGAGATACAAGTGGCTGAAAATCAGCTGAAGAAGCTGCATGAGCTTTCTGTTTTTCTTTAGTGAAAGCCTCTGCGCTTTCAGAATAAATATAATTCATTTTAATCTCTTTATTAGTTTAAGAAAGACGATGTCACTGATAATAGACATCCCTATGAATGTGACAGCAATGAGAGAAAGATTACGTGTCATTAGAGAAATGACCAGCATTAATTCTACCCCATATATAAATCTAAGGAACAATAAGTATCCATTCATATTACCATACATTGAAAATATTGGCACAATCTGAGCACCAATACGGTCTAACACATCAGAGAGGCGAATCATGGTCGAAGCTCCTCAATAGGTGTACGATACCATCAATTATATCAGGCTCACCTAAGGTTACAAATATAAGGAAAGCCACAGAGCATATAAAGCTATTAACACCTTGTGTCTCATTTGATTTGTTTTCATCATTCTTCATAAACACCCTCTTCTATTGTGTTATCCATTATTTCAGCATCAGTGGGGTCCACTATCAGTTCACCCTCACCGGCCATTGGTTTGTGACCTACACCTTGAAGATTAATTCTCACTGGTGTAATGTCCTTCTCTTGCGGTTGTTGCCCCTCAGGGATTCTTGCATAGCCGTATCTAAGTAGATCAGCTGCTGCTTTTGATTTTGTGTTAAAATATGTAGCCACCAGAAGAGCGACTGGCTTGTCCTTCTTCATCTCCCTATCCAGCAGAGCTGTAGCTTCATCATACGTCCTAATCAGCTCTTCCATAGGGTCGAACCCTAGCATGGAAAGCCTTAACCTTGCGTCTTCTGTCATAAATGTCTTAATCTTGAATGATCCTACAGGCCGTCCACCTACAGGAATGTCAGCAATCAGCGATTCCATTGTGACGTGTTCAATCTCCATCTCCTCAATACGAGGTCGTGGAGCTATTTTGGGAATCTGTGTGCTCTTTAATGTTTTATATACGAGAGCCTTTACAGGAGGTCTCTCTTTGTAAATCGTTTTACGGTATTCCGCTCTTGTCCTGTCATAGAACTTGCTGCGTTCAACTGCGGTATAGTCAGAGAGTGATCTATTTTGTGCTATTTTAAGAAACTTTGCAGAACGACTGTTGTTCTTTAGCAAACATCCAACGTCAACTTTATCTCTCCCAATTTTCCCCTTATCTTTCATACACTTACACGAAAATTGCAACTTCTCGTTCTCATTTGTTTGCCCCGCATGTCCTTGTTATTACGTAATTTAAGATAACCCAAATCGTTATCAAGTGCTTTAATGAAAAACCTCACATGAAACCTTATAGGCATCTTCTTCATTAAGTTAACGGGTTCAATAAGACCTCAACCAACGATAGCTCTGAAGAGTCCACCCCTCTAACCTCTTCTGTACCCTATTTCGAATTAAAGGTCAACAAGTAGGACATAGGTGTTTACACACATTTCCTCTTCCGTTTTAATCATTTATGGCCGATTTATTGTCCTAGAGAAATACCAACTCGTACCTAATAGGAAACCTTAAAGGATCCCTTATACCATCCCTTAAGGGATAATAGAGTATATTATCTATATTATAACCACTATCGACTGGGATACTGTAAGGGTGAGTAAATAGGACATAAATGGGTATATAGGGGGGACCGGCTGGGGTTAATTTAACGGGTTGGGTAAGGTCCATAAGTGAGATAAACCTTAGAAAAAAAAAAAATAAAAGGGAAGCCTCCTCTCAGAAACCCGATTAAGGGAATCCAAGAGGAGGCATTGTGGTTTACTTCAAGTGGGTATCGCTTAAGTCTGCCTC